CTCCGCAACGACCGACCTAACGTGCGCGACGCTGATTATCCGGCGCTCGTCCGACGACGAAATCGTGTACGTTTTTCAGCACTATTTCCTCCCTCAAAAGAAAATCGACCAGCTCGACGAGCACAACACGCAAGAAGCGCCCTATAAGATTTGGGCGGAGCGGGGGCTCGTCACGATATGCGAGGGTACTCGCGTCGATTATTCGGCGGTGACGGCGTGGTACTGCCAAATGCGGGACGAGCTCAAGATAGACGCTTTCAAAATCGGGTACGACCGCGCCCTCGCCGGTTATTGGGTAGACGAAATGAAAGCGAACGGCTTCGATATGTGCGCCGTCGCACAGGGGCCTTTTACATGGTCGCAACCTATGAGGGAGCTCGGAGCGGCTCTCGCCGATAAGAAAGTCAATTACAACAAAAATCCCGTTTTGCTTTGGTGCCTCACGAATACAGGCGTTAAGAAAAGCGGAGTCAACAACATTCAGCCCGTCAAGATTTCCGAAAAGCGCCGTATCGACGGCATGGTGTCTCTCCTCAATGCGTGGGTTATCTATGTGCGGGATTATGAGGACTATATGTATTTAGTGGGGTGAAAAAATGGCAAAGAGAGGGCTCTTTCAATCTATTTTCGGGGGCAAGAGCGAGAAAAACAAGGATTTCCACGCATATAAGCTCTTGAGCTCGTGGGAGTCTACTTTCGTACCGTATTCCGGCAATATGTGGGATATTAACACGGTACGTTCCGCCGTGGACGCTTTCGCCCGCCGAGCCTCGACCGCACAGCCGCGCCACGTCCGGCAGTCGGCGGAGACGACGGTCGCGGTAAACGACTATATCGACCGCATTTTGCAGTTCCGGCCTAATCCGTATATGACGGCGGCGGACTTTTATTACAAGCTCGCCGCACAATACAAGGTTTATAACAACGCGATAGCGTACCCGGTTTTCGATGAAACAGGCCGTTTGACGGCTATCTATCCTATCAACGCGCAGTATTTCGAGCTCCTCGAGTACATGGGTACGCTCTATTGCCGCTTTACCTTTGCGACCGGCGCAACGTACATTTGCGAATATTCCCGAGTTATCCACGTCCGGCGGCATTTCCTCGAGCACGATATTTTCGGCGACGGCAACAAACCTCTCGATACCGCGCTCAAGACTGCGAACACGCTCAATCAGAGCATGAGCAAGTTCGCCGAGCTCGTCGCGGTTATCCGGGGTATTCTGAAAGTCTCGAACGCCGTAAAAAATGAGGACTTAAACCGCCGCAGAGACGACTTTATCCGGGACAACCTCCGTATGGAGAACAACGGAGCGGGCGTTATCGTCACGGACGCGAAATACGACTATACGCCTATCACAGACAAGACGACTCCTATCCCGGCGACACAACTCGCATACGTCAAAGAGGAGATTTACGACTATCTCGGCGTGTCGAAAGAAATCGTCGAGAATACCGCGACTCCGCAACAGGAACAGGCTTTTTATAGCGGCGAAATCGCCCCGTTTTTCCGCCGCCTCTCGCAAGCGTTCTCGAATGTGCTCTTTACCGAGCGGGAGTTCGGGTACGGAAACCGTATCGTCTTTTCCGCGAACTCCGTCCAGTTTGCGACGCTCCCGGAAAAGGTCACGGCGGCAAAGTTCTTGACGGAAATCGGCGCGGCGACGCTCGACCAAATCTTGACTATGTTCGATATGCCGACTATCGGCGGCGAGGAGGGCGCGCGCCGGGTACAGACCCTCAACATGGTAAACGCAAAGCTCGCGGACAAATATCAAACCGGCACGACCGGCGGCGGAGGCAATACCCCGCCGGACGACACTACGCCGCCCGGGGAGCCGACGGGCAAAGAGGAGGTTTAACGCTATGGCTATCAAACAGGGGCGCGAATATCGCGCTTTGCAGGACTTTAGCCTCGTCCCCCGGGAGGAGAACTCGCCGGAGTACAGGGTACGCGGTACGGCTATCGTATTCAATACGCCTACGGTGCTATGGGAGTGCGACGGCGTGGAGTACAAGGAAATTATCGACCGCCACGCTTTCGACGAGTGCGATATGTCCGACGTGATTTTCAACTACAACCACGGCGGAAAGGTCGTCGCCCGCCTCCGTAACAAAACGCTCGCCCTCAACATCGACGAGCGCGGCGTAAACATCGAGGCAGACCTCGGCGGCACGACCGCCGGGCGCGAGCTTTACGAGGAAATCGACGGCGGGTACGTCGATAAAATGTCCTTTTCTTTCACGGTACGCGAGGCGAAATACGACTCCGTTACCCATACCCGCACTATCACAAAGGTCAAGAAGCTATACGACGTGTCGGCGGTGGACATTCCCGCCTACAATGACACGTCTATTTCGGCTCGGAGCTTTTTCGAGGAGGAGCACTCGAGGGAGCTTGCGGCTTTGGAGCAAGCCCGGAGACGGAAGAAACTCGTAGCTTTGACATACTAACCACCCACACAACAACTATCATTTTTGGAGGTAAATTATGAACATCGAAAAGAGACGCGCAGAAATCGCCGCCCGCAAAGCCGAAATCCGTAAGCTCATTGAGGGCGATACCGAGAACAAGCTCAACATGGACGACCTCGAGAAAGAGCTCCGCGAGCTCAACGAGGAGGACGAGAAGCTCGAAAAGAGACAGGCTATCGAGCGTATGCTCAACGGCGGCGCGGCTCCGGCCTCTCCCGCCGCTTTCAACAATCCCGTTGCTCGTTCCGCCAACCAGCCCGCGCCGGAGAACTCCGACGTGCTCTATCGCTCCGCATGGCTCAAGACCTTGCAGGGTAAGCCGCTGACCGACGACGAAAAGCGCGCTTATTCTACCGCGTCCGGCTCCGGCCTCCCCATTATCCCGGAGACGACCGCAAATCAGATTATCAAGAAAATGTACGAGGTCGCGCCGATTTTGCAGAGATGCAAGATTTTCCACGTCCCCGGCAATTTCAAGTTCGCTATCGAGGGTACGAACGACGAGGCCGCGCTCCACACCGAAAACGCCGCAATTACCGCCGCGAGCGACTCCCTCGGCTCCGTCTCTCTGACCGGCTACGAAATCGTAAAGCTCGTCAAAGCCTCCCGCGCTTGCTCCGAAATGGCGCTTTCCGCGTTCGAGAGCTATATCGTCGAGGTTATCGCCGAGGCCGTCGCCCGCCGCATTGAAAAGTACATTTTCACCGGCACGGGTACAAATCAGCCCGGCGGCGTTAAGACCGCCGGTAAGGGCGCGAGCGGCGCGTACACCGACGGAACCGACCAGATTACCGTAGGTAAGACGGCCTCTCTCACCGAGGAGAACGTTATCACGCTCTACGGCTTGCTCGGCGACGGTTACGAGCGTAACGCCGTTTGGTGCATGAACAAGGCGACGTTCTTCTCTGACTTCTTCCCGCTGATGAACAAGAGCAAGAACAACGTTATCGAGTTCGCAAACGGCAAGTATTACATCATGGGCGCAGAGGTCTACTTTACCGGCTCTCTCGCCGCACATGAGGCGTATCTCGGCGACTTCTCCTATATCATCGGCAACTATTCGCAGGATATTACCGTCGTCCGCTCCGAACACTCCGGCCTTGCTACGAACAGCATCGACTATCTCGGCGCTTGCGTGTTCGACTCCAAGCCGGTCGCGGGCTTCGGTGCATTCGTGCATCTCGCAAAGGCGGCGGCTTAATAGGAGGGCTCAAGTATGGCAGTCGGTGACGAATATCTCGCCTCCGTCCGCCATAGCGTGAGACTCTCCTCCACCGTCCACGACGGGGAATTGACCGACCTCATTAACGCCGCTCGAGCCGACCTTGTGCTCGGCGGCGTTCTTGAGGCAAAAGCGAACGACGAAACCGACCCGCTTATCAAAAAGGCGGTGACGACCTACGTCAAGGCCGAGTTCGGGCTCGACAACGAGGACGCGGACAGGCTCCGCGCCTCGTATAAAGAGCAGAGAAACGGCCTCTCGCTATCGGACTCCTATATCGCGGCGGAGGAGGGATAGCTCATGTACTGGCGCGACGTTGTGACGCTCAAGGCCGTTACGGAGGGGCGCGACGCGGACGGGTATCCGAAAGAGAAAATCACGGAGACGACCGTTTTCGCTGACGTGTCCAGCACCAAGCGGAGCGAGTTCTACGCCGCCCGGCAAGCGGGTATCTCGCTCGCGCTGACGGTGAAAGTCCGCGCCGCCGACTACAACGGTCAAGAGCGGCTCTCCTTTGAGGGCAAAGAGTACAAGGTCGAGCGCGCATACACGGAGGCGCGGGAATACTACGAGCTTAATTGCTCCGAGTTTAGGGAGGCGAGCGAATGAACGTGAACGCCCTTTTGGTGGATACGCTCGATAGCCTCCTCCCGACCGCCGACGGCGTGTATAAGGGCGCGGCGACCGAGTATATCGTTTTCAACTATACCGAGTTCCCGGCAGACTTCGCAGACGACGACGCGGAGCATTACCGCTATCTCGTGCAAGTCCACCTATACGCGCCGCTCGAGAAAAATACCCGCGCATACCGGCGGGAAATCTCCCGGCGGCTCGTGGCGGCGGGCTTCACGCGCCCGACGGTGACTCCGGCCTCTGACGAGCACGGACAGCATTACGCCTTTGAGTGCGAAATCGCGGGAGGCGTTGACGATGGCTAATCTATCCACGAGCGGGCTCGAGGAGCTTATCGGCGGTTTTGACGCTATCGCAGAAATCCCCGACGAGGTAGTGCTCGAAATGCTCGTCGCGGAGGCGGAAGTTATCGCCCCGGCGCAGGAGGCCGAGGCGCGCGCTATGCTCTCGGGCAAGTACAGCACCGGCGAGACGGCGCAAAGCATTTCCTACGACAAAAAGCTCAAGAAAACATCGGACGGACGAGCTATCTACGTTTACCCGAAAGGCACTCGGCGACACGGCAACAAGCGCCGCGCCGCCGAGGTCGCTTTTGTGGACGAGTTCGGCAAACAGGGACAGCCCGCCCGCCCATTCATCCAGACGGCAAACGAGAAAGCGGCAGACCCGGCAACCGACGCGGCGGCTCGGGTGTACGACGGCTTTCTCAAATCGAAAAACTTTTAGGAGGTTTTATTATGGCACAGTTTGGCGCAAAGCGACCTATCTTCGCCCCGACGAAAACCACGCCGGACAATGCGCTCCCGACCTACGACTACGAGCACGTCGTAACCGTGGGTAAGCTCGTCAAGGCCGACCTCACCGTTACGAACGCCTCCGGCGAGCTCTACGCCGACGACGCGCTCGCCGAAAAGGTCGATATGTTCGCCTCCGGCTCTCTCGCGCTGGAAACGGACGACAAGACGGACGAGGTACACGCCGCTATTCACGGCGCGACCAAGGATACGCAGTCGAGCGAGGTCACGGACTCCGACGGAGACGTAGCTCCTCGCGGTGGCCTCTGCTATTACAAGGTCATTATCCGCAACGGGGTACGCTATTTCAAGGGCGTGTTTCATCCGCTCGTCAAGGCTATTCTCGGCAACGACAGCGCGGCGACGAAAGGCTCCTCTATCACGTTCGGCACGAGCGCGACGACCTTTACCGTGTTCCGTTGCAATTCCGGCGCATGGCGCATCACGAAAGAGTTTACCTCGGAGAGCGAGTGTATCGCGTGGTGCGATACCAAGCTCGGCAAGAGCACGGGCTAATATCTACACACGACGGGAGGCGAGCGAGAACGGCTCGCCTCCCGCTTTGGTAATTGGAGGGTAAAGGCATGAAAGCGGCAAAAATGACGGTCGCGGGCGTGACGTATTACCTCGTTTTCGACGGCGAGGCTATGTTTATGCTTCGGGACATTTACGGCGGGACACAACTCGCACTCGAGGCGATAGAGCCGGATACCCGCGAGGGCTTCGCGGCGACGTGCGCTATCGCGGCGCTACTGGCAGAGCGCGGCGAGCTCCTCCGGCGGCGGCTCGGGTATGACTCCGGCGCTATCCCGGAAAAGGACGATTTTCTCCTCGCGGTGAGGCCGTTTGAAATCGTGGAGCTCAAGCGTGCGATTATGACGGCTATCGAGCTCGGCTATGGTCGAGAGGTCACGACCCCCGGCGACGAAATCGACGAGGGGCTCGCGGAACTTAATCAAAAAAAAACAAGATAAGGCGGGCGGACTATTACCGTATCGCCGTTCTTTGCGGAGTCTCCCCCGGGGAGGCTCTTTTTATGGCTCCCGGAGAGGTTTTCGACCTTTGGGAGCTCTATCTATCCGCACACGGTAAAAACAGGGGCGAGGAGGGCGTGTAATGGCAAACCGTGAGATAAAAACGAAAGTCGCTATCGACGGGGAAAAAGAATACAAAGAGTCGCTCAAGAATATTAACTCCGCCCTCGGGACGCTCAAATCGGAATTGAAGCTCGTCGAGAGTCAATACGCGGGACAGGCGAACAGCTACGCGGCGTTGAGCGCCAAGGGCGACGTACTCTCCCGTATGTACGACCAGCAGAAAGAAAAGGTCAAGGCGGCGGCGGAACAGCTCGAGAAAGCGAAAAAAGCTCAATCGGACTACGCCGAAAAAGTCTCCTCCGCGCAATCCGAGATTTCGCGTTGTGAGGCCGCTCTCGCCGCTCTCGGCGACGAGACGGGCGACACGACCGAGGAGCAAGCCAAACTCACGGCGGAGCTCGAAAAGGCAAAGAGCGAGCTCGCGGCGGCTGAAAAGGGGTACGAGTCTACGACTCGCTCCGTCAATTCCTATCAGACACAGGTAAATAGCGCCGAGACGGAGCTAAACAAGCTCGGCTCGGAACTCGATAAAAACGCCTCCTATATGGACGAGGCCGCGAAATCCTCCGACGGGTGCGCCGAGTCTATCGACGAATACGGGAAAGAGGTCAAAAAGGCCGGAGAGGACTCCGAGGAGGCCGGAAAGAAGTTCGACAAGGTAAAGACCGCCGCGACCGCCCTCGGAACTGCGGCGGCGGCGGCAACGGCGGCACTCGCGGCGGCGGCGGTCAAGCTCGGGACGGAGGTTATCAGCGCATACGCCGATTATGAGCAGTTAGTCGGCGGCGTTGAGACGCTCTTTAAGGATAGCTCCGGGAAAGTCATGGAGTACGCGACCGACGCATACAAGACTGCCGGGCTTTCCGCCAACGAGTACATGGAAACCGTGACGGGCTTTTCTGCGAGCCTTATTTCCTCCCTCGGCGGAGACACGGAGAAAGCCGCCGAGTATGCGAACATGGCAATTACGGATATGTCCGACAACGCGAACAAAATGGGCTCGGACATGGCCTCCATTCAGAACGCATACTCCGGCTTTGCAAAGCAGAACTATACAATGCTCGATAACCTCAAGCTCGGGTACGGCGGTACGAAAGAGGAAATGCAAAGGCTCCTCGAGGACGCGGAGAAGCTCTCCGGCGTAAAGTACGATATTTCGAGCTACTCGGACATTATCGACGCTATTCACGTTATCCAGACGGAAATGGACATTACGGGGACGACGGCGAAAGAGGCGGAGGCGACTATCTCCGGCTCTATCGGTATGCTGAAATCCTCGTTTCAAAATCTGATTACCGGCCTCGGCGACGCAGACGCAGACATAGACAAGCTATGCGATAACGTCGTGAACTCCTTTAGCTCCGTCGTCAAGAATGTTACGCCGGTCATTAGAAACCTCGCAAAGACCGTCCCGAACGCATTAGAGGGCATCCTCGACGCTATCGCTCCGCTCTTGCCGGAGCTCCTCGAAATGGGCGTAAGTCTTTTCGAGGCTCTTTTGAGCGGGTTTACGTCGGTGCTCCCGGAGCTTATGAGCACGGCGGCCTCGCTCGTGACGACGCTCGTACAAGGGATTATCGAGGCTTTGCCGCTCGTCGTTGAGGCGGCGGCGCAGTTCATAACGACGCTCGTACAGGGTATCGCGGCGGCGCTCCCGACGCTCATTCCGGCGGCGGTGGAGACGGTGACGACAATCGTCTCGACGCTTATCGAGAATATCCCCTTGCTTATCGACGCGGCGCTCCAACTCGTACAGGGGCTCGCGGAGGGCGTTCTCGAGGCTATCCCCGTGCTCCTCGAGGCTTTGCCGGAGCTTATCGAAAGTCTCGTGACGACGCTCCTCGACGCTATCCCTCAAATCATCGAGACGGGAGTCGAGCTTTTGACCGCCCTTGTGGAAAACCTCCCGGAAATCATTACGACGATATGCGAGGTTTTGCCGCAAATCATCGAGAGCACGATTACAACGCTCCTCGACCATTTGCCGGAAATCGTAGAGGCGGGCGTAAAGCTCTTGACGGCGCTTATTACCAACCTCCCGCAAATCATTTTGACGATAGTACAGGCGCTCCCGCAGATTATCACGGCGGTAATTAACGCCCTCGTGAACAATATCCCGAAAATCATCGAGACGGGCGTAAAGCTCTTGACTGCCCTCATTACCAACCTCCCGCAGATTATCGCCGAAATCGTCCGCGCTATGCCGCAGATTATTACCGGCATCGTGAACGCGCTCGGCGAGGGCGTGTCGCAGGTCGCGGAAGTCGGCGCAAACCTCGTCCGGGGCTTGTGGGACGGCATCCAGTCGCTCGCCGGGTGGCTTTGGGATAAAGTGTCCGGGTGGATTTCCTCCATTTGGGACGGCATTACGGACTTTTTCGGCATCCACTCCCCGAGTACGCAAATGGCATGGGTGGGCGAAATGCTCGTCGAGGGACTCGCCGGAGCCGTGGACAAGGACGGCAAAAAGGCGGTAAACGCTATCGGCGGCATGAGCGAGCAGATGCTCGACGAGGTAGACTCCGGGCTCGCGGCGGTAAACGCCCGCCTCGCAAGCCAAATCGGAGAAATCGAGACGGGCTTTTCTGCAAAGGCGACCGTCGAGGCCGTCTCCGCATCCGTTCCGGCAGACTTGACCGGGCGCGGCGGCGGTGCGGCGGCATCCGGCGGCGGAGATACAAACGTCGTAAATCACTTTCATATCGCGGAGCTCGTCGTCCGTGAGGAGGCGGACGTTAAGAAAATCTCCCGCGAGCTCTACAATATGCAGAAATCGAAAACGCGGAGCAAGGGGGTATCTATGGCGTGAGCATGGGTTTTATTTTCAACAACAAGCATAGCGGGGATATGGGAGTCGTATTCAAGTCCACCGACCGAACGCTCCTCCCCGCGAAACGGGTAACGCAATACACGATACCCGGCAAGAGCGGCACATACGACATTGAGGACGGTTACGAAAACCGCGAAATCGTATGTACCGTCGCTTTCGTCGGCGAGGGCTACCACTACGCGGGCGTGAGGACACGAGCGCGCGCCGTGGCGGAATGGCTCTCCGGCGAGGGCTTGCTCGTCTTTGACGACGAGCCGGAAAAGGCATACTCCGCAAAGGTCGTCGGCGGTATCTCTATCGAGCAAATCGCCGTTACGGGAACGTGCGAGGTACGCTTTCTATGTAAACCGTTCGCGGAGTCCTTGCTCTACAACCAGCAGGACGTGAAATCCGTCTCTCTGCCTCACACGGAGGCCGTCAACGTCCACGGGACGCAGGAAACGGACGGCCTAATCTATATCACGGCGCGCGGCAATATCCAAACGCTGACGATTACACGGCTCAAGGTCAATTAAAAATTAGGAGGTTTTTACTATGAGCGCATTATCTAACGTACACGCATCTACCCTCTTGAACGCATCCTTGCGGAGCGGGACGTACTACCTCGCCCTTTTCCTCACCGACCCGACGGCGAGCGGCACGGGTACGGAGGTATCCGGCGGCGGCTACGCCCGAAAGATTATCAATTTCGGCGCGCCATCCCTCGTCTCCGGCAAAGAACAGGTATCCAACTCCGCCGCCGTTGATTTCGGAACTCTGACGGCAGACCTCGGCACGGTGGCCTATTGGGGCATCTACGACGCGCTGACGGCGGGTAATTTGCTTTGGTACGGCTCCTTTACCCGGAGCAAGAACGTACTCAACGGCGACGCTATCACGGTATCGGCGGGAGCTATCGTTTGCACTTTGGCATAACGAGGAGGCGAGCAAATGTATAACCGCACTCCGTACAATAAGACGGCGTACAACCGAACAACGTCTATTGTGTTCGAGTGGCTCGCCACGGCGAACGCGGAGACGGATACCTCGGCGACGCTGAAAATCATTCGATACCTCGACGGCTCGGCGGAGGCGGTCGCTACCGCGTCCGGCGTGTTCGTCCGCGTCCTCCTCCCCTCCGCGCTTGCGGAGGCGGAGGCCGGGAGCGTCGGCGACTATATCCGAGTGCTCTTTTTCTCCGCGCTTGCGGAGGCCGTAGCGACGGCGAGCGGTACGGGCGTTTCTACCTACGGCTCCGTCACTATGGTAATTGAGGGCGTGAATATGGTCGCCGGGGACGAGCTCGTTATCGACACGGAGCACATGACCGTAACGCTCAACGGCGCGAACATCATCGACCGCGTGAGCGACGATAGCGCATTTTTCAAACTCCAACCGGGCGAGAACGATATTATCGTCGAGGGCGGCACGACCGCCGACGTTAAAATCTTGTGGAAAGATAGGTGGTTATAATGGCAAAGCCGCAGATTTTCAACCGCGATATGAAGCGGCTCGCCTATCTCGACAACGCCCTCGCCGTCGGCTACGGCCTCGAGACTAACTCCCTATGGACGGCGACCTTTACGCTCCCGGCGGACGACCCGAAAAACGCCTATTGTTCGCCGCTGAACTATGTCGAGATTTTCGACGGCGACGAGCGTATCGACCTTTTCCGCATCATTGGGGAGGATTTGGAGCGGAGCAACGGCGCGACCCGCTATTACAACTGCGAGCACGTCCTCGCTACGCTCCTCTCCGACGTTCTCTTTCAGTATCATCAATGCGGCGGCTCCGGCGTAAAGACCGCCGACGTTCTCAATTACATTCTCGCCCGGCAGACCCGGCAAAACTGGAAGCTCGGCGACTGCGATTTCAAACGCTATTTTGAATATAATTGGGAAAACTCGACGCTCCTCGCGGCGCTTTTCGCCGTGCCGGAGTGCTTCGACGGTGAATACCTTTGGTCGTGGGATACGACCGTATACCCGTGGACGCTCTCCCTCACCGTGCCGACCGAGGCGCTCAAGAGCGAAATCCGATACGCTAAGAACATGACGAACATCAAAAAGACGACGGACGCGACGAGTATTGCAAACCGCGTCTATGCGCTGGGCTATGGCGAGGGTGTAAACCAACTCACGATAGAGTCTGTAAACGGCGGCGTTCCCTACGTCGAGGACACTTTGAGCATTGAGCGATACGGCTTGTGCTCGACTATCCTCGTAGACGCGCGGTATCAGGTGGCGGAAAACCTCAAGGCATACGCCGAGCAGATACTCGCCGGGCTCAAGGAGCCGTATGTGAGCTATGAAATCGGGGCTATCGACCTCCACCGTCTGACCGGCGATAAGTTTTCCAAGTTCCGCCCGGGCGAAATCGTCCGCGTCGTGGACGAGGCCGACGGGATTAACCTCCGTACCCGTATCGTCCGCGTGGAGAAATCGGATGCAGAGGGCGACCCGGGAAATGTCACGGTGACGATTGCCAACAAGACGCAGGATATAGCCGGGAGCATTTCCGACTTGCAGAGCCGCGCCCTTATTGGCGAGACATACGCACAGGGCGCGACCAACCAGCAAATCTATAATTTCTCCGATAACGCCGACGCGACGCACCCGGCGAAACTGCAACTCTATATCTCCGACTCGGTGGTACGCATTAACAAAATGCTCCTCAATGTCGAGTTCGAGGCGTTTCGGGCGTATGAGAAAGCTATCGGCGGCGGAGGCGGGCAAACGACCTCCTCCGGCGGCGGGCAGACGACAAGCTCCGGCGGTGGACAGACGACAAGCTCCGGCGGCGGCTCTACGACCTCCTCCGGCGGCGGGCAGACCTCCGGCGGAACGGCGCTCGAGTCCTCGAACGTGCTCCCGAGCGAGACGAACGGACAGGCCGTGCATAACCACGGCATTTCTCAACACGCCCGCCTCGCAACGACCAGCGACGGAAAAACCGTTGACGGCTACGAAACATTTATTTGGTCGGGTGCGCATATGCACCCGTCGCATACGCACAGGATTTCGGCGCATACACACGAGGTCTACGACCACACGCACCGGGTAAGCGCGCATACGCATACGGTGAAAGACCATACCCACACCGTGAAAGACCACACCCACGCTATCGAGTTCGGCATATACGAGGGGCAACGCGCCTCGAAAGCGACTATCAAGGTAGACGGAAAAGAGATCCCCGCGCCGTCCTCGTATAGCAATATCGACATTGTGGAATATCTCGCCACAGACTCGAACGGCAAAATACGCCGTAACTCGTGGCACTCGATAGAGATACTCCCCGACAACATGAGCCGTATCGTGGGCGCGGTATTCGCTCAAACATTCTGTAATTCTCGCGGCGGCGGGGACTACTAAAAGGAGGAAAGAAAATGTCCGAATTAGTGAAAATGTACCCGGCGCAAGCCAACTCCCCGGAGACTTCGCTCTCCGGCGCGCTGACGGCGGCGGGTACGACCGTAAACGTCGTTGACGGCTCCGTACTGCCGGAGGCTCCGAACTTGCTCACGATTGGAGCGGACGGCTCCACGGCGGAAACGGTGCTTATGACCGCAAAGAACGGGAACGTGCTCACCGTCACGCGAGCGCAGAACGGCACGACCGCCCGGGCATGGTCGGCGGGCGACGTTATCGCCCGATATTTCACGGCGGCAGACCAGACCGCTATGCAGGAAAATATTAAAAAGCTCAACGAGGACAAGGCGGAGAAAGTCGCCTCTCCGACGGCGGGCAATTTTGCCGGGCTTGATGCAAACGGAAATCCGACCGACTCCGGCAAAAAGCCGGGCGACTTTGCAGACGCGAGCCACACCCACACGGGCAAGGCGGACAAG